TTTATAGTCAAAGAAGAAGTTTCTGAATACTATTCTGATGGTCTTTTAAATGGCACTGGGCATCATCGTATTATAGAAAACGGCAAAGAAATACATCTTAAAGACCATGCAGATTTTAAACTAGTAAGTCACCCAATGAAAGTTGTTGATATCGAAGTTGCTGACACTCATTCGTATTTAGCAAATGGAAGATTAAATCATAATACAACATCAGGAGGTAAAGCAATCGCTTTCCACTCTTCTGTTCGTCTTAGATTAAAGTCAGTAGGACAAATTAAATTAGCAAAATCCGCAGATAAACCCGAAGCCGTTGTAGGTATTACAACTCGAGCTCAGGTTGTTAAAAATCGTATGGGCCCGCCTTTACGTACTGTAGATTATGATATTTATTTTGATTCAGGTATTGACGACTTTGGTAGTTGGCTAACTATGATGAAGAATTATAATTTAGTAACTCAAGCAGGTGCGTGGTATACTTATACCAACACTGAAACGGGTGAAGTAGTTAAATTCCAATCTAAAGATTTCAAATCTAAGTTAATTGACGATCCAGAAATGAAAGCGCAAGTTTATAAAACAATTTGCGAAAAATACATTCTTAATTATAGAGCCGGAGATGACTTTGGTATCGATGATATTGAAATCGAGACAGAGTTTGACGGAGAAGAATCATAAACAAATATGAAAGGTTACGCAGAGTTATTAAGACAAATTCGCGAAGACCACGAAAGACAGAGTTCAGGTTTAGAGAAAGACAGTAAAGTGTTAATTATCGACGGCCTGAACTCGTTTATTCGGGTATGGAGCGCAAGCCCAATCGTCAATGATGATGGAGAGCATATTGGCGGTTATATAGGATTTATGCGTTCAATTGCAGCTATCATTAGGCAATTTAAGCCAACAAGATGTATTATTGTTTTTGATGGTAAAGGAGGTTCAGCACGAAGAAAGAAAATGCACTCTGGTTATAAGGAAGGTAGATCAATGTCTACTAGATTTAATCGCAGAGAAGATGTAGGTGAGCAAACTGTAGAGGAAGAAATTGCATCAATGCGATTGCAAATGAGTAAATTGTCAGAATATTTAGAATGTTTGCCAGTAACACTTATGTCTATTGATAATATTGAAGCTGACGACACGATTGCATATTTAACAACAGAAGTATTTCGTCCTAAAGGAAGTGAAGTTATTATAATGTCTGATGATAAAGATTTTATTCAGCTTATAAATGAAAAAACTTCAGTTTGGAGGCCAGTAGAAAAGAAATACTATACGCCTAAAGAAGTTAATGATAAATTCGGAGTCCCTTCTCATAACTTTATACATTATAAAGTATTTATGGGAGATGGCTCTGATAATATTAAAGGAATCAATGGGGTAGGTATAAAAACACTGCAGGCTAAATTGCCGTTGCTGTTAGAAGACCGAATAGTAACTTTAGAAGAATTGTTAGACTTTTGTAAAGCTAGACAACAAGAACATAAAATATATAGGACGATTGTAGATAGTGAAATGTCTATGAGGCTTAATTGGCAGTTAATGTCATTGGAAGATTTAGATATTGCATCTAATTTCAAATTGATGATTGCTGATATGGCTGAAAGAGAAATTCCAAAACTAGATACATATAATTTTAAAAAGATGTTTATGTTCGATCGCGCGTATACTGCAATTCCAAATGTTGATACTTGGCTGGCAAATAGTTTTGCATCGTTAGATGTATATGCTAGAAAGTAATATTTACTAAACGAAATTCTAGCCGGTAAAATTAGGAATTACGAAAAGAAATCTATATATTTAATCTATGTCAGATAAATTATCCAATTTTGGTTACGGTTTTCAAATTAAGATTATATCTTCTTTGTTAACCGATAAACCATTTTTACAACAAGTTTCAGATATCCTATTGCCTGAGTTTTTTGAATCAGAAGCAAATCAATGGATAGTTGATACTACGGTAAAATATTTCAATGAATATAAGACTGCACCTACGTTAGATGTATTTAAAATTAAAGTTCAAGAAATCGAAAGAGATGTAGTTAAGACTTCAATTATTGAATCGCTTAAAGACTCTTATAGATATTTAGAATCTGAAGATTTAGATTTTGTTAAAGAACAAACAGTCGACTTTTGCAAAAACCAATGTATTAAAAGAGCAATTTTAGATTCAGTTGAACTTCTTCGTAAAGGCCAATATGATTCTATTAAAGCTACTATTGATGCGGCTATGAAAGCAGGAGCAGACAAAGAAGTGGGTCATGAATATAATGAGTCAGTTGAAGCTCGATACAAAGACAATATAAGATCCACTATTCAAACTCCATGGCCAATTATTAATGATTTGTCAGACGGAGGATTTGGTAAAGGAGAGTTAGTTGTCTTTGTAGCACCTGCAGGAATTGGTAAATGTATAGGGCCAAAAACAAAAATTGAAATTCAATATGAAGAAATTGGAATACCTGTCAAAGGAATATCAGGTAACGAAATTATTATATGGATTAAGCCATGGCAAAAATTCCAAATTGGAGCTGGTTTTGAATTGTATGGTTGGGAAGTGGAATTATTATTGAATCAGGCATAGGAAAGTCTATATAAAAATTTAATTTTTTATATTTATTAATATAATTTAAAATTTGAATTTATGTTAGTATGCCTTATATGCAGTAAAACTCTTAAACAATTGCACCAGCATTTAGTGAAAGAACATTCAATGACGTCAGCAGAATATAGATCTACTTATGGGTATACAGGTAAAATGCAATACGTATCTAACTCTGATAAACAAAAAAGAAGCAAAGCCGCTAAGTCAGGTGGCAGTATTTTAAATATTGAGTATTGGATAAAGCGCGGTTATTCAATTGAAGATGCTAAAGCTGAAATATCTAAAATACAATTAAATAATTCGTTAAAACGTAAATATAAACCAAACGAGAGAATTATTAATATAGAGTATTGGATGAAACGGCATGGGTATTCAGAAGAAGACGCTAAAAGCAAAGTATCAGAATTACAAGCATCTAGGTCAGCTAAATCTTCTAAATTTTCAGGTAAAACGCATTCTGACGAATCGAAGAAATTTATTGCTATTAATATGAGTAAACATGTTAAAAATATTGGAGCTAAAGATTGGATTTTGCATTTTGGTAAATTTTCAGGAAGTTCAAAGTCTGAAATAGAATGTTATAATGAAATTAAACGCACGATATGTAATGATATTCAAGCTAATGTCAATATTGCAAAATATGTTGTTGATATGCAGTATAAACATTGTATAATTGAATTTAATGGCGATTATTGGCATTCAAATCCTTTAATGTTTAATGACGATTTTTATAACAAAACACTTAAAAAATATGCCAGAGAAATTCGACAAAATGATTTGATTCGACAAAATGAATTACATATATTAGGATATAATATATTAGTAGTTTGGGAGTATGATTGGAAGCATAATAAATTATTAGTATTAGAACAAATTAAAAAATTTTTAAATGACGTATAAGCGTACTATTACAGAAGAAGTTCAAATTAAAGACTTGTTCGATGCTATCGGAATTGCTGACGAAGCGTTAGCTAATCATTTTCCGACGTATGATATTAATATAAAAACACCATATGGGTTTAAACGTATTAATGAATTATTTCGAACTGAATTACAGCAATCAGTAACTTGTTATTTTGGCAATAACGTAACTGTAAAATGTTCTCCAAACCATCGATTTATGACACAAAGTGGATGGAAACATGTAGTTGATATCACTCGAAATGATATTATTGAAACGGAAAATGGCGTAACTTATTTAAAAGAAGTTAAATATGTAAAAGATGAAGTTTTATATGATGTTGCAGTAGAAGAAGTTCATTGTTATTATTCTAATGGTATATTGTCACATAATTCATGGGGATTGATAAATGTAGGAGCTCATGCAGTTAAACAAGGATTGAATGTAGTTCATTATACATTAGAATTAAATGAAGGTTATGTCGGTCAGCGGTATGATGCAGTGTTAACAGGTATTGCAGCACAGAACCTAAAATATAATCAAGATGAAATTGCCAATATGGTATCTAAATTAAAAGGTAATTTAGTTATTAAATATTGGCCAACTAAAACAGCATCATGCTCAACGATTAGATCGCATATTGAAAAAATGATTATGGTAGGTAAAAAACCAGATTTACTCATTGTCGATTATGCAGATTTATTAAGAGGAGCTGTAGCTAGAAAAGAAATGCGTCATGAGTTAGAAACAATTTATGAAGATTTGCGTGGAATTGCCGGCGAGTATGAAGTTCCTTTATACACAGCATCGCAAGCAAATAGAAGTGCATTAGAGCAAGATGTAATTGAAGCTGATAAAATATCAGAGTCATATTCCAAAGTAATGATTGCAGACTTTGTGTTATCATTATCTAGAAAGGTAACAGATAAGATAGCAGGTACAGGCAGATGGCATATCATTAAAAATCGTTTTGGACCTGATGGACTTACCCTTCCAAGTAAAATGAATATGAGTAACGGTCAAATTCATATCTATGAAGAAACCTCCGTACAAGGAAAAGATACTAATAAACAAATGCAAACTGGTGAAGACTTATTAAGAAAAAGTCTATTACAAAAATATAAAGAAGTGTCAAATGATTTAGGTTAGTACATAATTATATAACCAGAGAGGGGAATCTAAATAACTAAAATACAATTATGGAATTATCAAACGAAATTTTATCGGACATTACCGTCCATATGAAGTACGCTCGGTTCCGCCCAGAACTTCAGCGTCGAGAGACATGGGAAGAGTTAGTAACTCGAAATAAAGAAATGCATATTAAAAAATATCCGCATTTAGAAGCAGAGATTGAGGAGACATATAAATTCGTTTATAATAAAAAAATATTACCTTCAATGCGCAGTTTACAATTTGGTGGAAAGCCAATTGAAATTTCTCCAAACAGAATTTACAATTGTGCCTATTTGCCTATTGATGATTGGCGCGCATTTGGAGAAGTTATGTTTTTATTGTTAGGGGGCACAGGTGTCGGCTATTCAGTACAAAAACATCACGTAGACGGATTGCCAGAAATTAGAAAGCCAGATACAAAAAGAACAAGAAGATTTTTAATTGCAGATTCCATTGAAGGATGGGCAGAAGCAATTAAAATGTTGACGAAGTCTTATTTTCTAGGAGGCCCTGCTATTAATTTTGATTTTTCAGACATTCGACAAAAAGGAGCAATGCTTGTAACTTCAGGCGGTAAAGCTCCAGGCCCACAGCCTTTAAAAGAATGTTTAGTTAAAATACAAGGTATCTTAGATACTAAAAATGATAATGAAAAGTTATCGCCTATTGAAGTGCATGATATCGTTTGTCATATTGCAGATGCAGTATTAGCGGGTGGTATTCGCAGAGCAGCATTGATTTCATTATTTAATGCAGATGATGAAGAAATGATTTCTTGCAAATCAGGAGCTTGGTGGGAATTGAATCCACAAAGAGGAAGAGCAAATAATTCAGCTGTTTTATTAAGAAATAAAATTACTCAAGAATTCTTTTTAAGTCTTTGGAAAAAGATTGAAGCGTCTGGAGCAGGAGAACCTGGTATTTATTTTTCAAATGATAAAGATTGGGGAACTAATCCATGTTGTGAAATTGCACTTCGTCCATTTCAATTTTGTAATTTATGTGAAGTAAATGTAGCAGATATTGAATCTCAAGAAGATTTAGATGCTAGAGTAAGAGCCGCAGCGTTTGTAGGTACACTCCAAGCGGGTTATACTAACTTCCATTATTTACGTCCTGTATGGCAACGCACTACAGAGAAAGACGCTTTAATTGGTGTAGGTATGACAGGAATTGGCTCAGGTGTTGCTCAGAAATATGATTTAAAGCGTGCAGCTGAATTAGTAAAAGAAGTAAATGCAATTGTTGCAAAGCAAATTGGAATTAATACATCAGCTAGATGCTCGACTATTAAACCTTCAGGAACTTCTTCATTGGTATTAGGTACCTCATCAGGTATTCACGCCAGACACAATGACTATTATATTCGTCGTATTCGTGTAGGAAAAAATGAAGCTATTTATACTTATTTAATAATTAATCATCCTGAATTAGTTGAAGACGATTATTTCCGTCCACACGATACAGCAGTAATTTCAGTACCTCAAAAATCTCCAGAAGAGTCTATTTTAAGAACAGAATCTGCAATGGATTTATTAGAAAGGGTAAAATGGTTTTACACTAACTGGGTTAAGCCAGGACATCGCAACGGACAAAATACTCATAATATTTCAGCTACAGTATCTATTAAAGAAGGTGAATGGGAAGAAGTAGGCGAGTGGATGTGGGAGAATAGAAAGTTCTATAATGGATTGTCAGTTCTGCCTTATTCAGATCATACATATATGCAAGCTCCATTTGAAGATTGTACTAAAGAAAAATATGAAGAGTTAATGATTTCATTAACAAATATAAATTTATCTAAAATAATTGAAATAGCAGACAACACTAATTTGCAAGGAGAAATAGCATGCGGGGTAAATGGATGTGAGATAAAATAATTTATTTATGGTGCTAGAAATTTAATCTAGCACCATAATTATATTAAATGGGAAGAAAAGGTCAGACAAAATATGATATTAATATTGGAGACGTAATAGGTACGAATACGGTATTAAAAATTAAGGACCGATTAGTTACAGTTCAATGCAAATGTGGAAGTAGTCCGAGAGTTATGGATATGTGGTATGTTTTAGAAAAACGAAAATGTACAGAATGTGGTAATCGTCGTATGGGTAAAGATAATCCGTCATTTGCTGGATTTGAAGATATTAGAGGTAATTGGCCAGAGTATTTGACAAAGCGTAATAAAAAATTAGGATTTACAGACTCTGATGTTGATTTTAATTACTTATGGGAATTATTTTTATCTCAAAATCGCAAATGTGCTTTGACAGGAATGGATCTAACATTTCACGGTAATCGAAAATCTTCTGGAGGATTTGAAAGAACTTCGTCATTAGACAGAATTGATAGTAAAAAAGGCTACTTTAAAGGTAATATACAATGGGTGCATAAACACGTAAATCATATGAAAAATAAATATGATCAAACATATTTTATTATGATTTGTAAACTTGTTTCCGAAACGGTAAAATAACATGAAGAAAGACGAAGATTACAAATTAAATATTCATATAGAAGAGCGGTTTAATAAGCCGCTCTTTTATTTTGAAGATGGATTAGTAGTGTTTACTCCTATACATCATATTACACGAGGTACTTGCTGCGGCAATAGATGTCGTCATTGTCCATATGAACCTTTACATATTAAAGGTAATTCTCAACTTCAAGATATTTATATTAAAGAATAATGGAATTTAAAGTACATAATTATTTTCATCCGGAAAGTGCATTTGCTACCATTGCAGAATGGGAAGGTGTAGCCAAACAATTTCTTGAATTAGAAAAGCAAGGATTTGATACTCGAGGTGGTGTTATTGACGATAATCATGTATTAGTTCAATTAATTAATAAATGGTTTAGCTATCAATTATATATTGAAACACAGCGATATGATTTGCTTACTCAAAAAAATGTACTAGACTTTATTGAAGATTTTGTCAATCACAGAGTATGGCAATTGCGTAATGAGTTTGAGGTATACTTTAAAAATGATATTAATTCAGTTAAAATTGCATTATTTTATTCTCGTGGCGATATGGAGCCTTTTGTATTATTAGATTCACAATTTACAAAAGATGTATATGGGACTATAGATCATGAAGTAACGACTTTGCATTGGACTTCAGCACAAGGAGCTATTAATCTTCAAGATTCCATTGAGAACGGAGGTATATATGCTATATCAACATTTACAAAACAATTCAAATCATTTTTCCGTCCAGAGTCAAATTATCTGGTTAAATTAAAAGGGAATTTAGTAGCTGCATTTAAATCAGATGTTAAGTCAATAGTAACTGATAAAGGAAATAAAGCAGCAAATATGTATAGATTAGGATTTCCAGAA